AGTTTTCCAAGTTGGCTTGCTTTAACTTTTCCGGTTTCACGATTTTTCGTAAAAGCCTTCTTAGCCTTCTGCTGTTCTTTCGTGATCTTTTTTCCGTCTTTCGGCTGATCGTAGAAAGATTTAAGAGAGTTATATTTTTTCATCGTGAAATGTCCCTATATCTTGGGATGAATCGAAGATTACCTTCTTCGTCTGGAACAAATTGGCCGGGCGTAGTGGAATTATATGAAAATCCTCCAATGCTATTAAGCATTCGTTCAGGTCGATTTAAGGCTTCCTCCTTTTCTTCTTTAGACATTGCTTTAGATGCATTTGGGTCCATTGCTCTAAGTCTATTTTTATCAGCTTGAGCTAATTGACCTTGAAAGTTTTTAGCTTTAAGTTTTTTTGCCATGTCACCGGGATACATCATAATTATATTTCCTTTTTTTATTTTATGGTTTTAAATAGATATACACATTAAGAATATATGCGTAAAGACAAATTATTTGCATACTACCTTCAAAAGAATCCAGTTTTGTTTACTCAACTTGAGAACGGGAAGGTTACTCTAACCGCATCCGGGTTCAGGAAGTTTTTCAATACAACCTACGATGCCGCCTACAAGCAGGGATTCTATCAGCTTCCAGCTACCGAGGAAGAAGAGATGGAAGACTACGAAGAACCGCGAGCATACGGGAATTCCTCTGCATTTAACGACCTGCTGAATATTTTCGGAATGAAGTAAAATAGTCTTGACGCTGGTGTGTGCGAGAATAAGATTTTGGCTCGCACATGAAAAAAGAACTACCGCATGATCTGGATGCGGAGCATGGATTCCTATGCTCCTGCATGAACGAAAACAAGGTAATCGGAAAAACCGCAGACAGGGTAAACCTAGATTACTTCCACTTCGACGCCAACAAGCATATATGGCAAACGATGCTCGATATGTGGGCATCCAAAAAGCCAATCGACCTTCTAACTTTAACCTGCGAGTTGAGGAGTAAAGGCATACTAGATGAGGTTGGTGGAGAGCAGCACATCACGAATGTCTATACATTTGTTCCATCCCATGTGAATTGGGATTCCTACCTGCAAACGATGGAAGACCTGATGATCCGCAGAAGAATCCTCAATACCTGCAAGCGGATTTTCTTGGATGCATTCGACAGGACGATTGATACCGAGACGCTACAGGCATCCGCTAGTAAGGACATCACTGGAATGGTATCTACCAAGACAGAAGTAAGACTAGCTAAAGATATTCTTACATCTTGCGTCAATCGGTGGGAAGAGGCCGCTAGAACTGGTGGTGAGATCAATCGTGGACATCCATCTGGCATATCCAAGTGGGATATAGCTACGAGAGCATTCAGACCCAAGACACTTCACATTATCGCTGGTGCAGCTAAAGCAGGTAAGACCACATCGGCTCTACAGATGGTTACAAATCCTGTAATTAAAAGTAATGTCCCGATTGCGATTATCAGCATGGAAATGTCCGCAGAAGAGATCATGGACAAGCATATCGCCTCTATATCGAATATCGCACTGTCTGACCTGCTAGACGGCAAACTACGCAAGGAAGACCATGCTAGGCTCTCTAAGGCTATCTCTGAGACGATGAACAGGCCGATCCATATCGTTGACGAGGCTTGCATGAATGTCAGCCAATTCAGGGCTAGGTGCAGAAGGCTTGTCGCTGAAAACAAGGTTGAGATTATTATGGTGGACTACGCTCAGTTGATGGAAGGATCGAATGATCCCAAGAGCCGTGAGCGTGAGGTTGCCGAGGTATCCAGAACGGCAAAGATCGTCGCAAAGGAACTGAATGTCTGTATCGTCCTTCTAGCGCAGCTAAACGAGAACGGGGCTGTCCGTGAATCAAGGACATTCTACATGGACTGCGATTCCTTCACGAAGATCATGCCTGACGAGGAAGGTGACAGTGGAGAGGATTACATAATGCAGATCACGCATAATCGGCATGGAGGGACATTCTCAATCCCGCTCCGCTTCATCAAGCATCAAGCCAGATTTGAACAGAAGATTGTTGAACAATAAACCATGAAAACAATACAAGAAAAAGTGGATGAACTAATCGGGGAGGATGAATCAATCCTACTAGCCGACGGATTTGATTCTGCCTTCATAGGTGTAGCTAGGCAGTTCAATACTCCGTTTGCTGTTTATGACAGGGAACAATGCATTGAAATCCTGATGGAAAATATGTCTCACGAAGAAGCAGAGGAATATTTTCAATACAATGTTGAGGGCGCGTATGTCGGTGAAAATACTCCAGCGTTTTTGGTAAAATGAAAAAATACTACGAAGACTCATTGGTTACAATCTATCATGCCAACTGCATTGATGCGCTTCCAGTGATAGGTGAAGTTGATTGCATTATTACTGACCCTCCATACGGAATTGACGGAGGAAACGGAGGAACATCGAAACTTAGGGGGAAAGGAAATTACTCATCTGACTTTGATGATACTACGGAATATATTAAGTCAGTTGTTGTTATTGCGTTGTTTGAAATTGCTAAATGGAAAACAATGGCATTAACTCCCGGATTTTCAAATATACATTTGTATCCTCCAGCACAATCATTCGGTGTTTTTTATTGTCCTGCTGCTTGCGGTCGCCAAAGATTCGGTTTTGCAGATTCAAATCCAATTCTTTATTACGGATGGCATCACCTTCAAGGGAAGGGCGCTAAACAATGCAGCATCCAAGTAACTGAATCACCAGAAAAGAATGGACATCCATGCCCTAAACCAGAGAAGGCATGGTCATGGTTGGTTCAGAAAGTAGCGACAAAGGATATGTTGGTTCTTGATCCTTTTATGGGGAGCGGAACTACAATGCGCGTTTGCAAAGACAATGGAATTAAATCTATCGGAATAGAAATGAACGAAAAATACTGCGAAATCGCAGCTAAAAGAATGCAGCAAGAAGTTTTTATTTTTTAACCTCGGATTTATTTTGAAAGAATTTGATTATCAACCATGCTGTGATAGTCTGAAACACAACACACCCGCTGTTCCTCTAGCACAGCAATGAACATTATGGGCGGGTTAGCTCTTTGAAACATTATTCCGTGACAAATACTACCCATTATTTGTCACGAATAAACCGAAATTTAGATTTGTCCGAACGGTTCGATGCATGTCTCCACGGCATGGGCAAAACCGCAGAGGATAAATCTTATTTCGGCAGGCAGGTGTTTAATTTACGGCCATCGTAACCCCTCTCCGTCCTTGCGGCGTGAAGGGACATGGCGGGATGGGCGGTGCATGTGCATCCTAGACTCCCGAAAGCCCACATCTGAAAAGGGGATGCATACCCGTTCCTGCCGATTTTCCAACTTATATCAAGTTTAGGGTATAATCGGGTATAAATTCGTATATCCTCAATCTTCGCCCCAAGAGTCTGAAGCGTATTCCTCTACTTCTGCTACTGGCTTCTTATCTTCTCTAGCCCAAAATCGGTTAGTTGGAACTGGCTTATCGTTACCGATAAAAACGAGTCCATTCTTCCTAGCCATCTCGACCATGTAAACCAAAGAGTCAGCCAAGTCGGGAGATGAACCTACACGGGCCTTGTAGTCGTTCTTGGTTTCAATGCTGATCTTCCTATTCTTGAGGATGTATCTACGCAGGCAGAGTTCGCGCCCAAGATCGCTGGCATAGTCCACGCCAAAGATGACGCGAGACTTGAATCCGTGATAGACGGAATACCAGTATTCAGAAACAAGACGATCATAGACTTCGGCGCAAGGACGCTTATCAACCTCGGCGGCGATACGATCAGTCGGCTTACCCATAGAGGAGATAAGAACAATAGAATGGCCAGAGGAATCAGTCTTGAGCCATTCGCGGATGATAGCTTGGCCAACTCGCCCACCATCACCGGATACATCCATTCCGAATCGTTTTGGTTCTACGCCTTCTTCTCTAGAGATGCGGACAACCTTCTCGGCAAGCTGAACCTCAAATTCAGCGGCATCGCTGGCAGAGAGTTGGATTACATGCTGTTTGGTGAGATAAAGGACTCGGTTCTTGGTTCCGCGAACAAAGCCTAGTTTGCCTACAGAAAGAACGCACCTATCCCCTCCTGCGGTGAATGCGGTGTCAAACCCCGCAACTTTGACGAATCCATCAGAATCCCAAAGAGGTTCATCAAGGGTATCGGAGTTACGGATCACATCGGAGGTTAGGATGGTTTGAGCGAACCCAGCCTTTGGCCACCAACCGATAGCATTACGCACATAGTCCACGGCAGACTCATCTCCGTAGCATTGCTTTAGCATCTGCATCTGCTTATTCCGATCCATGAGGAACGGGAAAGGGGAAGGCTCATTGGCGGGAGCTTGGAAGTTAGGAGACTTCATGCCATTGTAGAACAAGCATACGCCTGTTTCAGTATCCCACTTCTCCATGTCCATCGTGACAGAATCAAAGTTGGTCTTACCTTTCGGCATACACCAGCGGGTGTGCGGGTTGTCACCGGAGCTAGGGTTTCCGATTCCAATAAATACTTTATCGTCGTTGGAGGATAAGTTGACCTTGGCGGTCAAAGACCCCATTTCCATTTCAGGTAACTCATCCAGAGCCATGCGGACACGATCATTCTTACGGCCTCGCGTTGTATCAATCGCCTTCTGACCTTGAGAGCCTTGCTCAAACGCAAGAGCCTTGATCGCATTTCTGTAATCTCTTTCATCGTTTCCATCCCCGCCGCCCCATACGATCATGTGTCGATAGTCGATTAGGTTCCCTATCTTAACACGCATTGCTTTCCATAGCTTGGAAATAATACCCCAGATACGATCCTCGGACGCGCCGATAGTTGTAGTCGCAACCCAAGAGGAAGTGCAAGTAGGAACGGCGCACCAATCCAGAAGCACCCACAAACCAACAGGAAACGACTTGCCCATAGATGCCGCGCCAGCAAGAACAACATCGTCGTTATTGCAAAGTTCTTCTATAGTTCTTAACAATTGTGTGTTTGTGTATCCGCGATTCTTGATAACAACATCGGTCGGCCATTGCATCTGGACGGCCTTGATGAAATGCTCAAACGGCGTCATCAGCTTGAACTCTGATAGATCGACATTGTGCTTGGCGCAGTAGGTTCTTCCATACTGACCACGGGTTATCGAGTAGCAGAACAACTCAATCCCAAGATCATCCACATTGTCTGGGAACCACATTCCATACTTTTCTCTACCATTAGACCTTGACATGGGATCAGAATAACAATAAATAAATGTTAACAGCAAGATGAAATTAAAAGATCGCAACAGAGGGCCAGTCGGCGGGTGGACATTCCGCTACACGATTCACCGCAATCATCTCGACTTCCCCGCCATCGTTTATGGTTCCACTTGGAAGAATCTAATCGACAATATCCACAAAGATATGCGGTCAAACGCGCATGAAGTTCCAGCCGATCTTGAGTATCAAGTAGAGCAACAAATCTGCGAACGCCAACCAGCGGATCGCGTGTGGATGCAATCTGGTGATATTGTGGCTAACGCAATCCACGGAGTCGCTGGAATGATCGACAAAGTTGCTGGAACAAAACTTGTGAAGAAAGCCAAAGGATGCCTCGCTTGCGGTCGCCGCAGGGAGCGCATGAATAAAATCTTGTAAAAAGTATATCGTCAACGATAATTAACAAACTATGCCAATCTCCGTAGGTTCCGACAACTTTAGTTTGCTAACTCTAGGCCCAGATGGTGAGCCGCCAAAGACTCGTATTTCTTCCAGCAATCACGCTTGGAGCATCGCAGACAATCTAGCACGAAACAATGTAGGCCGCGAGAACAAGCGAATCCGTCTCTACAAAAGTTACAAAAGATTTCCTCCTACAGACTATAGTAGATTGGCGCAGAAGAACTTGCCTTGGCAGAGCAATGTGAACTGGGGCCAACTTGAATTTATTGTAAACAACCAGAAATCATCCTACTACGATGTCATTACCGAAAGGCAAGCCTGCGCTACAATCAAAACGAAATTCGGCAACGAGAAAGAAAGACTCGTCCACTCCGAAAACATCACGCAAGCGTTCGATCAAGCGATCCGCGAATGGCCGGGCTACCTCTACAACAAAGAGCAAGACCTTGAAGAAATGCTCCTCTACGGAAAGGGCATCGGAATGTGGGAGAGCAATGTCGGGTGGATGCC